GCTCCTGCTATTAATGCATATGGCCCTAACGACGCCCATGCAGCAACTGCTTGAGCTCTTAGTAAGCCTATCATCGTTCTAATAGGACCTAGTGCTTTAGATATGCCATTTCTGAAGCCTGCCATGATACCTTCGCCTGCACCTAGTTCATTCAGTAATTTCATAGCTCCTGCTATTCCTGTGATTCCATTAGCAACCGCGCCAGTCATCATAAGTAATGGTCCTATTGCTGCAACCAATCCCGCAAAAACTGTGATAACTTGTATCACAGGTCCAGGTAATTTAGTAAGGGCACCAATTATACCAGTCAATACATGTATCAAACCTGTTAAAGGTCCGCCATTACTTTGAGTGATCTTAATTGCTAATGATTCAAACGCACCACCAAGTTGTTCAACGGCACCTTTAAGTGTATTGTTCATCTTGTCTGCTGCTTCTTTACTTGCACCGTCTGAATTCTTAAGTGATTTACTATACTTTCCTATTTTATCAGGACCTGCATCAATCATTGCTAAGAAACCACTAGCCGATTCAGTACCAACAATTTGAGACACTGCTGCAAGTTTTTGTTCTTTCGTCATACCTTGCAATCCTTTTTGGAATTGCCCTACTAAATCAGGCATACCAACAAACTTACCTTTAGAATCTGTAAGGGAAATACCTAGTTCGTCCATTGCTTTTTGTGACGCTTTGGTAGGTTTAGCTAATCGAATTAATGAAGCTCGTAATGTTGTACCTGCTTGCTCACCTTTTAAACCTGCATTACTCATTGCCATAATAGCACTAGATGTATCTTCAAGACTCATACCTAATGAATGAGCAGGAGTTCCTGCATATTTCAATGCTTCTCCCATGTAGCTTACATCTGCGGCAGATTTATTCGCACTCATAGCTAATACATCGGCGATATGACCCGATTTAGACGCTTCTAAACCAAATGAGTTCATTGTAGACGCCATAATAGTTGCAGTAGTAGACATGTCTGCACCACTTGCTGCTGCTGCATCAATAACACCTGGAATCGCAGACATTGTTTGTTTAGCGTTAAAGCCCAATGCTGATAATTCTTTCATACCATTACCAACTTCAGACGCACTAAATACAGACTTAGCACCTAAGTCAATAGCTTGATCAGTCATTGCTTTTAATTGACCCTTACTTGCTCCTGCAATAGCACCAACCTTAGCCATTTGAGATTCAAAGTCCATGCCTTTTTTAATTGCAGCACCAAATCCTGCAACTACTGGTAAAGAAATATACATAGACATGTTAGAGCCTATATTCCTCATAGCCATTCCTGCACTATTGATTGAATCTCTATATTTGTTGACGCTTTGTATTGATCTACCAAATCCACTTGTGCTTAAAGCCTGTGCATTACGTTGCTTTTGAGACAACTCATTATAAGCATGTCCAGTTTGGCGTATCTCAGATTCAAGCTCATTCATTTTAACTTTTTGTTGGACAATTGCACTTGCAAGTTCACGTGCCTCTTGACTGTTTTTACCTTGAGCATTTGCTACAAAATTGTATTGAGCGGTTAATTCTCTTAAAACTGTCTTTTGTTGTGTCATGTTGTTCTTTAACATAATCAAATGATTTTTATAACTATTTACACTTTCTCCTGCTTTAGAAAAATTACTTCTAGATAAAGTTAAAGTGTTATTCAAATCTGTCATTTTATTACGAATTTGAGACATGGAAGAAATACCTTGTTGTTGTTCCATTTTCAAACGTCTATGAGCTTGAGTTGTACTATTTAATTCAACACCTAAGTTTTTAAGTTTAAGTCGCTCTTCACTTAATTGAACACCTAGCTCTTGAGCCTCTTTACTTGTTGCACCATACTGATGCTTAGCGTAATCATATTGTTTTGCTAAATTCTGAACAATGAGTTGTTGTTGTTTCATGCCATTATTTAGCGATTCAATTTTCGCTTTATAGGCACTTGCCGTTTGGCCTGACAACTTAAAATTATTAGCACTAATACGTAAAGATTGTGCTACTTGTGTAATCTTTTGTCTAATTTGAGTCATAGACATCGTTGCAGACTTTTGTTCCATTGCAAACCGTTGTGCTTGAGCTGAAGTTTGACGGTATTGTCCCTCTAAGGTGTCTAAAGATTGCTTTTCTTGAAGTATCTTTTGTCTTAACTGTAAAGCCTCTTGGCTATTCACACCTTGTTGTCTCGCCACATTACGATACCTTGTTTCAAGCGTTTGGATTGTACGTTTATGCTTTTCTATTACGACATTTAAGCTGTTTAAATAGCTTTCGTAGCCTTTTGTAGACTTCTCTCCGCGTTCAAAAGCCATATTTGTAATATTTAATTGACGTCTCATCGTACCCAAAACATTATCTATCTTCTCCATAGAAAATACAGTTCGTTTTGTTGATTGACCAAACTGATTTAATTCTGTTTCTGTTTGATTTAACTGTCTTTGATACATATTTAAGGCTCTATTTTGACGACTATACTCCAATCTTAGCTTTTCCGCTTCTACACTTGAACGTTGTTCTTCTGTAGACATTTTTTTCAATTGATTGGCAATGTCTTTCATACTGTTTTCAGTAACATCAATACCTTTTCTTAACTCTTTAGTTCTAGTATTTAAGTTACTCATTGAACGTTCAGTATTTTTAAAATCTGCATTAGATCTTGTCATCTCACTACTTAATGTTTTGAATTGAGCTTTGATTTGTTTGAGAGAACGCTCAACCCCAACATCTTTCATATTCATTAATATGGATAAACCTTTAATATCTGCCACTCATTGTCCCCCTTTCTTAAAATAGGATAAAAAAATAAAGCCCTAGCAATTATGCTAAGGCTAGAAATTTGCAAATATTGCATCTGCTTTAGCATCGGAAGTGACTTTATTAGTGTTACGTTCATCTAGTATTTGTAATACATAGTGATAAGGCATCTTTAACACTTCATTAACATCCTTTCCTTCCTTTACTAAATCTCTGACAACAATATCTAAATGATTTAACATACTTGAGTAAGTTAAATCGTCTTCATCTAATTGGTTTAACTGATGCTCTGAATAAACTTTTTTGTTTCTTCGTCTTGTTGTCCATTTGCGATGAATTCAACTTGTCTTTGTAAAGCAGTTACTGCATCTGGTGCATGTAATCGAGCTTTTACGTCTTTTGCAGTGAATTGACCACCGTAAATTTTCACAACAACATCGATTAATTTATCTAATTGTTCTTTAAAACTCATTTCAACTTCTCCTGATTCCACACGTTCTAACTCTGCCATGATGTCTGTTGCTTCATAAAGTACATCCATTGGAATAAAGTGTGGTGTTAAGAAAGTCTCCATTTTAATTTCTTCAGCTTTTGGGTTTTCTACTAATTGAATGTAGTTACGTTTTAATTTAGCCATTTTATTTCTCTCCTTATTTGTTATATAATCTTTCAAAAAATGGTGTTTCATGTCCTGCTTTTTCTAAACGCTTTTCAAAATCGTTAATCTCTTTTACTGTTGCGTCTACTTCTTCATTTTGTTTATATGATCTGTCGGTTTTTTTATCTTTACAATCTGCTAAAACTTTAAATTTGGCCATTTAATCACTCCTTAAGAGTTGTTATTTTTGTATACAAAAATAGGCGACCGATTAAAGTCGCCATAAATCAATTATGCAGTTGGTGTTGCTACCTCTGTTTTAGAATCGTAAGCACCTAGTAATAAACGTTTGAAGAATTCTGACTCATCATCATCTTTAGACTTAGAATCAAAAATGATTTTACGTTTGTCGTCGCCAATACGATGCATTGCAGTACCTTCAACTTCTTCTTGAGAGAATTCCCATTTATCTTCTGCAGTTTGACCTTCCATTTTCGGTTCAGAGAACATAACTTTCGTTAAACCGACACGTTGGAATGAACCATCACGACGTTCACGTTTAAACCAAACAGCAACATAGTTACTTTGTTTACCTTTTAATTCTTCATAGATACCATTTTCGTCGTAAACTTCATTGAAGATAATTTCTCTGATTTCTTGTGGGAATGCATGCATAGTTAAGTTGATTGAAGCTTCACCATCAGTTGTACCTGATTCAATGATACCGCCATCTGCATAAGCATTAACGATTTCTCCACCAGATTCAACAGAAACTTCTTGTAAACCTCTTGTTTGAGTTACTTTTTCGTAAACCATATTACCTACTTCATCTGTAGTTAATACTGCGAACCCTAAATCCTTAATATTGATATATGAACGTGGCGTTTTTGCTTGTTTGACCATAATTAATTTTCCTCCTTATAAAAAATAGCCTCATATCGTCTCGTTGAACGATACAGGCTAAAGTCCTTATTATATTCATTGCCTAAGTTTGTTACTTGGCTAACTTTTAAATATTTCCATAATAAATCACTAATCAATTGCGATATTTCGTTTCTTCTTAGTCTTGCATTGTAATCATCTGAGTATTTAACAAACACATCGATTTGAACGATATAACTATAAGCGTATCTATCTCCGTCAATATATGTCTCAGGTATAGGGTCGTCAAAGTCATCTAATACAATATAAGGTTTAATGATGTCTTGTACATCAGGGTAATCATTAAACTTAATGTTCTCCTCATCTACAAGTCGCATCAAAGCGTCATTACTAGTTAATTTTTCATATATAACGTTTAGAATATCAATCATAACGCTTTTTCCACCTCTTCTTGAATGACTTTGTAAAAAGTGTTTCTTGCACTTCTGATAGCCTTATCTATCGCTCCCATACCTTTTGGCTTAATAAACTTACCACTTTTATTGTGAAAACCTTTTTCGTTTAAATGAACAATAGCATACCTGTGTTTTTCACCTTCCCAATACAAGCGAATGGATCGCGCACCATTTTCCCACATTGGTTTAGATAGTTTTACTTCACCATACTCAGCACCTGTATCTCTAAAATAACGAATATTAGCTTTAACCGCTTCAAGTATCACTTTACCTGCTGCAATTAAAGCCTCATCGTATATCTTTCGCATTCTCGTCTTATTAAACTTTTTCTCAAGTTCTTTCATCACGGCTTTTTCATCATATTTTATACTCATGATGTTGTCACACCACCCAAAATCATTAAGAAATCTTCATTCTCAACATCGGGTTGTACTAATTTAATGTTTAAGTCTTGGGTAATATAAGGCGATTCTACGTTAATATAGTGCCTTTCTGATGGTATATATTGTCCATGAGTGTCTCTGATAAATACTTTTACGTCATGCTCTGTGCCATTAGCAATAGCATTTTGTAACTCTGTCATCTTCCATTGTGGAACGTATGCCCAACAACTGTATAAGATTTTTTTACGTTTAACGCCTGCCTCTGGTCCTTTATTTGCTTGATATTCATAAAAATGGACTCTCGTATTTAATTTTTTAGTTGTTATAAACGGCTTCTTAAATGATGTTCTCATGTGTACCACTTCCAGTCACATTATTCAAACCAAAATTAATTAAATCATCTTGATAGTTATCATTAAAATACTCAAGCAAATCTTCATAAGCATAACGTGATCTTGCAAAGACTAAATCTTGACCTTCTAAATTCTCATAGATGTTAAACTCACCAAATCTCGACACAAGATTACTGTATGACTTCTTCAAAAGATTTTTTAAATACTCGTCCTCTGTGTCATGTGAGATTTTAGTATAGTCTTTAAATTCGCTTAGCAAGTCA